AACTCATGTTTTTAACTAATGAGCAGAATAAAGCTAGAGCACGAAGACTTATTTATAAATTATTAGAGCGTGAACTTGTACCTGCTTCAGGGGAAAAAGTAGAATATAGAAGTACTGCTTTATTAACAGAAGAAGACATTTCTATTGGTGATATAGCGCAATATACTGATATGAAAGTAGTCGATGAGTGCAATCATGAATACCCAAGCGTTACTACTACAATTGGAATGGTAACAGGTATCCGTAGCCGTGCTTGGGGAGCTTTATATATTCCTAAAACACTATCTACTGAAGAACGCATCGCAAGACTTGAAAAAGATTTATTAGCAGAGAAAGCACATAATGCTCATTTAGAAATGCGGATTGCAGCTATAACTCCGCCTATCCCTCCTAGTGATAGTACGTTTACATAATGAGTAGCTATAATCATAAGGGTAATATGCTCTCAGCTGAAGAATACCTTATTGAGCTAGAAAAGATATTTACCCCTATTATGCAATTTAACTATGAAACCAATGGCGATATGTATCTGTCAGATTATCGTGACATGATGAGTGCCTTTGAAGGGTTACTGCATAATATGCAAGCAATTCAACGTAAAAAATTAGAAAAAAAGAAAAGAGGTACAAATGACAACAAATGACCATTTAATTCTAGTATCTGGAAAATCTGCTACAGGTAAAAGTGCTAGCCTTAAAGATATCAAATTACCTGAGGGAGTTATTTATCTTAACTGCGAGAATGGTAAGAAACTGCCATTCAAAAATGATTTTAAATCTTTAACTATTACTAATACTGATCAGGTGTATGAAGCATTCGTAGAAGCAGAAAAAATGCCTGAAGTGCACACGGTTATTATTGACACTCTTACTTACATGATGGATTTATTCGAAGGTACTAGAGTAATCAATTCAGCTAATACTATGAAAGCCTGGGGTGACTACGCACAGTTCTGGAAAATACTAATGTCACAGATAGTGGCAAAGTCTACTAAGAATGTAATATTTTTAGCACATACATCTGATATATTAAATGAAGCTGAAATGATTAACGAAACTTTAGTTAAAGTTAAAGGTTCTTTGATGAATCAGGGTATAGAAAGCTATTTCACTACTGTGATTTCAACTAAAAAAGTACCTACTACAAAGCTAACAGATACGATTGCTAAATCTCCTAATCTAGTTATTACAGATGATGATGAAATAAATGGATTTAAATACGTATTTCAGACTCAATTAACTAAAGAAACTGTCAATGAACGTATTCGTAGCCCCATGGGAATGTGGGCACGTAACGAAACATATATTGATAACAATCTGCAAAACGTTATAGATAGATTGCACGAGTACTACTCCTGAGTTAGGTTTACCGGGTACTGGTATAGCATTATCAGAGCCACGGTAAATATATCTAATGCAGGGTAGGACTTTAGTGACCTATCTTATGGGGTACCTTCCACACTGAGGGGCCTGCCTTAACTGAAGGGTTATAAAATTCTAGTCCTCTCTCAGCGGAGGGAGGCACTAAATTAACTAATTAGGATGGTGACGTTTGTTAGCACAAGAAGAAATGGATCATAATCTCCCTCTGTTCCGTTCTCCGTCATCATCCTAATACCATTTACTAGGAGATAGTATTAAGGAGTAAAAATATGGTAAAAGATGAGAAAATTATTCTCACAGAAGCCATGGTATACGGCGCTACAGCTTTAGGTGTTCATATTGTAAAAGAAATTGCTGTAGCATCTTTAGTAAAACAACCATCGATGACTTTAGCTCAATTTATAAATGTAATAGATAATTACGAAGCTCAGGTTAAAGCATCACAAACAGTTAAAACTACTATAGTAGACGTTAACGAACCTTCTTCTATCCCTCCTGTTATAAATTTATAGGAGTAATCATGATCTTATTAGATCTGCATGTAGATATAGACGAAGAAGACGAAGACATTCGCGTATTGCGATTTGACTTTACTAACAATACTAGACTTACCTTTGAATGCCCTACAGGTCTTTCTGCATTAGATGCATTAGACGCTTTTAGAGAGTTCATAGATAAAGCAGAAGAAATTATAGAATCTCAAGAAAATGTAGCAATACACTAATTTAGCTACCATTAATGAGTGTTTTATAGTAATATTACTCTCTTTCACACTAAAACATAAGGAAATACAATAATGTCAGATACATGGGAACTACCGTCATCTGTTGAAACTCAATCTATCGAGCGTGTCGGTGGCGGAGGATATCAATGGGAATCCGGCGTCTATGATGCCGCTATTAAAATGGTATATTTAAATCAGTCTGCAGGCGGAGCTGTTAGTTTTAATATTATTCTAGAAAATTCTAGTGGTAAAGAACTACGGGAATCTTTCTGGATTAAATCTGGAGATAAGAAGGGCAACAAAACTTACTACACAAGTAAAGATGGTAAGGACCGTCCGCTTCCAGGTTACTCTACAGCCAATTCTATGTGCATTGCTGCAACTAACGACAGTTTAGCTAAGTGCATGGCCTCTGCTGAAAAGAAAACAATTAACATCTATAATGCAGAAGCAGGTAAAGAAATGCCTACTGAACGCCCTGTGTTAATGGATTTAGTTAAGAAATCTGTAAAAGTAGCTGTTCATCAAATTATTGAAGATAAGACTGCTAACAATGGATCTGGACAGTATGTCCCAACTGGTGAATCTCGTACCGTTAATGAATGTAAATTCTTCGGCAATTCTGAAGGCAAAACTGCTGAAGAAATAGTTGGAGATAAGCCTGCTGTAATGTTCGATAAGTGGTCTGAAAAGAATACTGGTGTAGTCATCGACAAGACTACTAAAGGCGGTACTACAGCCACTTCAGCTGCCGATATCATGGGAGGTAGCAAGCCTACAGCTGCCACTAGTACTCCAGAGAGCCAAGGCTCTTTGTTTAACTAGTGCGTATCTGTGGTATTGATCCTGGGAATAGTGGAGCTGTGTGTGTCTTAGACTCTAGTAGTTTAAGTACACCAGCTCTATTAGACCTAAATAAATCCACAATATACGATGCTGGAATGTGGATGCATAATCAGAATGTAGACGTAGTTTACATAGAAGATGTGCATTCCCTATTCGGTATGACAGCCAAATCTAATTTTAGTTTTGGGCGTAATCTTGGTGTAGTAATGGCGCTAGCTCAACTTGTAACTAAAGGTAAGCCAACTAGCTATGTTACTCCAAAGGTTTGGCAAAAATTTATAGGCGTAACTACCAAAGGCAAAGCTATCAAGACTGAAGTAGCAAAGATTGCTGCAAGTTTATACCCACAAGTTGTACTGCATGGTCCTCAGGGCGGTTTAAAAGACGGCAGAGCCGATGCATTAATGATAGCTCACTACGGGCTACACAATCCATAAGGAGACTATTATGAAAATAGAAATTAATATAGACATCGAAGCATTAGTGCGTGATGAAATACGCAATTATATTAGAGAAAATATACAGATTAACAACGTTGCTGCTACAATAACCGAAGTACAGCAAGAAGTTACTGAAGAAAGCAGCGTACCTGCACCAGTAGAAACAAAGCCTGCATCTACTTATGAGTATGCACCAGAGCTAGGAAAACGTCGCAGTAAAATACAAAAAGCAATGCATGCAAAAGAAGTAGAAGTAGATCGTAGATTAACTGAAGAAGAAAAATCTGAATTTAAAGATACTTTTGTAGAAGAAGACGCAACTGCTCCTACAGTTCTAGCAGATATTGAAGCTTTAATAGAAACAAATGATGCTTCAATGATTCCATTTACTACGTCTATAGCTGCCGCAGAGATAGAAGAAGTTATTCCACAGGCTGATGAAGTACATACTCCTTCTCCGTTATTTAAATAGAATAGGAGCTATTAATGGGTACTCAACTCCAAAAAGTAAAAGAAGCTATGTCTAATGTTAAAGCTTTATTAATAGCATTAGGCTGCATAGTGCTAATAATACCTCTATTGTTAGCGGTAGTATGGCTAACGCCTATTGTTATTATAGTAATAGTAGGAGTATGCATATTCTTTTTTGCAAAATCTCATATAGCATACAATAAAGAAAGACAGGATGATTAGCAGGTTAGTCTGGTATAAGTTTTGCTACTGCTTCCAAGTTAGTTATAGAAGCAATACTTGTGGCAGCTTCTGCTAGATCATCTTGATACCAAATATTTGGTAATAGTTTACCACCAAACACAGACCCATTCATCATCGCCATTGTATCTACATCAGTAATAGCTTGGGTACCTGCTGCTACTCCCACGGTTACAGGAGAACGTTGAATATACCGACGAACTGGACGAGTAATTCGCAACCAATAAGATAAGAAAGCAGTAAAGCCCATTGAGTTAATAGCTTCTAATAATGGATGCATATTTTCATCAAATAATACGAATGCATCAATAGACTCATGTAATACTTTATCGAAAGGTACTCCTTTAACTTCAGTAGCATACGAAATCATTGCATAACGTCCTAAAAAGTCAGTCAATTGAACTGTTTTTTTATGGGCTTTATATATACCGCTATCTCTAGTTAATAACATGTTCTTAGCAATGTCGGTTACAACTGTTGGGACAACGTCTGTGTATTTAGTTACTCTTTCTGCTCGCAATAATTGGTGCGCACGGGACATAAATCCTTCGCGTGATGCAGTATTCACATCCTCTACAATAATAGTATTAACCCCTAAATCACTTATCTGATGAATAGGATTATTCTCAATTTGTTCTTCTAAAGCATCTATTTGTCTTTGTAAGCTATCCCGTGCAGGTCCAGGAGCTTTTTGCTGAATAGTGTGATAAGCATCACGTAATTTAGTTTGATCTACTTCATACCGTGCGTACGCAGCATACCCTTCTTTCATTTTTTTAGCGACATAAGATACAGGAATTTTTTGAAAAAGAGATAGCTGCAAAGCATTACTAACTACGTTATTTGCAATAACTTCTAACGTAGCCATAACAATACGCTCCATGCCAAATGTCATAAACTTGCGTAAACCATAATGAAAGTTACGAAGAATAAGGCGCAATGGAGCTAACATTTCTGCTTGTATAGCTGATATATTACTAAGATCCATTGCAGGGTAACCAAATACTTTAGTAATAATATCTTCTCTAACTAAAAATTTCCCACCTACAACAAACTGATTCATGTACTGCCTTACTTCATCTGGCAGCTTACGATATGCTTCATGATACTCGGAGTTTGGATCTAAGATATTAATAAATTTATGAGTCTTAAGAGGTTCCATGCGCACCCACTCATCAACCAGTAAATCTACTGTTCGTTTATCAGCAATAACAGTATTCTTTTTACTAATAAATGCAGATTGCATGTGTGCAAATACATCTTGATATTCAATTTCAGGATGAAACAGTTCTTCCTGACTCTCTTTATTCATAATTACCCGGTAATCTGAAACATTTCCCTTATCATCATAAATAGGACTTATATTGTGATTTGTATGTTTAACAAGATTAGCAGCATTTTGTTCTTCACGATTGTTTAATTGTCTAATGTATTTTGAAATTAAACGAAAATCTGCTTTTCCATTTTTATCTTGAAACTTTTTATCTTTAGCAATAATTTCAGAAATTAATGTGCCTTTATGATGCAATCCTGTAGTACTTAAAATACC